GTGACCAGATTTGCCAGGTATTTATCGGTAATGCGCTGGCGCAGGGTCAGATTTTCAAGAGGAGGCACCGGGGTATAGTCGTAGTCGATATACAGTTTTCCGGCCTTGAGGGTTTCCGCATCGTTGGACTCTTCGCTGAACCAGCAGGTCGCATCCACGATATAGCCGTTTGTTTTCAGCTCACGGAATTTGGCATTGATGCCGTCAACGATGTCGCGAATCAGCGTTGCGGTGATGGGCTTGTCCACCGCCCACATGTGCGCCTCAGCCATCGTGTCGGCCAGCACCTGCGCGGTGCGGGTGTAGTTTTCAAAGAGGAACAGCGGATCATCAGAGCAGGTACGGTTACCCCAGAAGCGGAAACCGTCACGGCGAATCAGCGTTGTGACGCCTGACTCGTTAAGCAGGTCAGCATCGGTGCCGGACTCCTGCAAATCCCAGAATACGGACGCGCTGATGCCGGTAACACCGTTCACCCCGACGTTGGACAGCGTTTTATGCCAGCCCTGCTCCTGGTCGATTTTAGCGCGCAGACCCAGCGCACGGGCGGTGGCATACGCGGTGGCGGTGGTACTGGCGACCGTATCCCATGCGAGGAAATCCGGCCAGATGACCATCAGCTCACGCTGGCTGAAATTCTGGCGGTAGGCTTTCACCTCGGAAATGGTTTTACAGCCCCATGCGCTGATATACCCGAAAGCGCGCAGCTTCTGACAGACTGATGCCAGTGCAACAGCCACCTCTTTGGTGTCCAGTCCCGGCACGCCGAGAATACGCGGTTTAACACCGGTTACCGACTCTGCCGCCAGCAGGGCCTTCAGTCCGGTGTACTGACCGTTTTCGTCAGTGGTGCCGATGATATTGGAAACGGTCTGCGCGAGTTTCGTTTCTTCGTCTTCGCCGGTGCCGTCTTCCACACGTACGACAACGGTGACCGGTTTTGACTGGTCGGCGATAGCCTGCAACGACGCCGCCAGCGTGCCTTTTTTACCGGCCTTTGCAATTGCACTCTGCACATTGGTAATCAGTACCGGTTTATTGAGGGGGAAGATTTCCGCATCCGCATCGCTGGCCGTGCAGACCATGCCAACAATGGCGGTGGATACGGTGGAAATGACGCGGGTGCCGTCGTTAATCTCCAGCACCTGCACGCCGTGATGATAGTCACTCATCCGTTTAACTCCGTGGTTAATGGGTGCAACTATTTTCTGTTGGGCAGTGCATGAGACGCTATTTGACCTGGCTGGTCAGTGGATGAAACAACAGATAAAGAAAAGGCAGGCAATTCGCCCGCCTGTCCTGATTTGTACTCACTCATTTTCCGACTGACAATTTACATAGCCAAAACGCTATCAAATCTGACAGTCTGCTTTGAGCGAGGAGCAGAGGTTAGTTTTAGTTAACCAAAATGATAAAAAGCAGTAGAAAAATCCGCTCATTACGTTATGGTTATAAGCCGCACATAATCATCCGAGCCAAATCCTCTTGATTTCAAAGAATTAGCACTTGCTCTTCACTAGAAACTATGGTTCTGACTTCACGCTCAAATGTTGGATCCATTATCATTTTTCTATTTGTTGGAATAGTAAATTTACCGAGTACCATGACAATGCTACTCAACGGAAATAATTTTGGAGTAACATTTCCTAATTGAATCGTAGGATATATATTAAAGCCCCCTTTTATCCTCATTGGCGAACCTTCAATGAAGTGTCGATAATTAAATTTCGCCATAGGGATTCTCGCCACATGCACTTTCATAATTACAGCAACCTGAGCTATTTTTACTTTCTGGAGGTAAGTTGACAATCGTTCTAACTGCGTTGTTTCATAGAAAAAATCAGACCACGTTACAGTACTTGTTCCAGTAACAATTTTTATGCTGTTTCTCTTGTTGGGGTGAGCTTTTCCATATTCATAGATCTCCCGTAAGCTATCCATGTTCTTCACATAGGGGGCTTTCCGACCTCTCTTGACATAAACGCGGTCTGTAGTATCAGAAGGTGGATTTGCCTGCATAGCTGCAGCTTTTCTGCTTAATTTAGAGATATCATCTTCATCGAGTATATGTATACGGAATATATTATTACCTGTGGCAAGCGCACGGCTGATATCATGACTGGAATCACTTGCATAAATTGTATTCAATCCTGAAGTTCCATACTGACATAATTTGTCATGCGTGAAATTTTTTTCCAGTCTAAAGAAGGCGGGGATATGCAAGGTTTTATTAAAACTCCGACAAATATGGCTTTTGACATACACCAAATGAGCAGAGCAATTTGGGTCAGGACATTTGAGTGGATAGGGATTAACACTATAATTAAAAGTATTTACATTTACTAAAATCTGATTGTTATCAATAGCCTGAGTTATACGAATACCACTCATTACTCCTCCATAAAGATAGGCGCAAGCATTTAGTAATAAACCATTAACATGCCGAGATCATACCCGATCATTGAAATGTAAACACTCCCCTAAGACGGCTGCTGGCATAATATTTTATGACATCAGCAATGCCCACCTCTGGCACAGAGTGGACTGTCAGATTAGGCTTTACTCTGTGCCATAGATATGTAAGCCCACACTAGAGCTCATACAACTTATTGCGGCATTTCCGGCCATTCAGGATTTGCAGGATCCACACGGCTGACCAGAACGCTGTAGCGTTCCCATGACTCCAGTCGTGCACGTTCCTCATCCGTCGCCATATTCAGCCTGACAGCGCGTTCCAGTGGCTGAATAACGCTTTCCGCTTCGGAAAGTAACGCGGCTTTTTGTGATTCTGCCTGTTGTTGCTGTTCATCTGCCGTATAAATCCGTTTAACCACAGCACCATCCTTAAACATCCATTTACCAGAGTCATCAGCACGCCGGTTGGCAGTAATATCAGGAACCTCAACGACGCTAAAACCTTCAGGATTAAGCGTTGAAGCATCTCTGGTGATGGCGACAATAATATTATTTTCATCGTAAACAATCTTTATCGTGTCTTCCTGAAAATTACTTACTTCCTCATACCAGTTTTTTCCCTCTTCGGACCATAACCAGATAACATCAAAATTTTTTGTCAGTTGATATTGGGCAACAGTTTTTGGATTACCCGCAGTAATATTTTTTAAATGCTGCATAAATTACACCTGTGCGACGTTATACCATGTGCCATTGATGTATTTTTGTATTGGCCTGAAGATGGCTTCATCATCGCCATCAACTTCACCAATGATTCTTAATCCGGTAATCGTGTGTCCGGCTTTTTCATAACGACCACCTCGCGCCATCAATTGAACAACTCGCGTACCCAGGCGAACATCTTTCACATAGCGGGAATCAAAATTTCCCCAGTTGCTGGGTTGCATCTGACCGTTAACAGCAAATATTACCGAGTTATCTGTATTTCGCTGGCTATAGAAATGCCATCCGGACTCATCGCCTAACTCTGCAACCACTGGACGGTTGGAAGCACCCCATAAATTAAAGGTAATATTCTTCGTGGATGTGTTAGAGCTGGATAGCGAGAACTTTTTACTATCCCCTACCTGAATATTTTTAAAAGCAATAGCCACTCCATTCTGAAAACGGAATACACGCTGACTGTTAGCATAAACATCAAGAATACCGTCTCCATTCTGTTTAAATCCGGTATCATTATCACCAAGGACAATAGAGCTACCACCTAGTGCATTCGTCGTACCAACTCCAAGACAGCCATTAATGACGGCATTAACAAGAATATTTAGTGCATCCCATTTCAGCGTCATCAGGTCTTTTGTTGTGGTACTCTGGCGGCTTCTCCATTTGAAATATTCATTGCCGTTATCCCCCGTTTCAAACCACATGTATGAATCAGCGTCACCATCGGCATCATTTTTAAATCCAATCTTCGCCCAGTCAGTATTTCGAATCCAGGCAAGGATTGAGTCGTTTTCAAAAGTAATCCCGCCGGACAAGATATCGCCATTCTTTTGCACCGCGTTCCTGGCCCTGTTTACCGTTTCCTGCAAACCGAGATATTCGATAACGGCGGCAACGGTCGATTTAGCCAGAATATCCCGCCCGACTTTTGTCAGGGTCGCCAGGCTGGCAACATCATTCCCCGTAAAATACGGAAACCTGTCTGCCGCAGTAGCAAGCCCCGCCAGCGCCGTCAAAGTGGCATCTTTCGGTTGCTTACTCGCAAGCGCATTAGTCATGGTGGTAGCAAAATTCGGGTCATTGCCCAGCGCCGCCGCCAGCTCGTTCAGCGTATTCAGTGCGTCAGGCGACGAGTCTACAAGGGCGGCAATCGCGGCCATAACGAAAGCCGTGTTTGCGATCTGAGTATTATTCGTTCCCTGTCGCGCAGTTGGCGTCGTTGGCGTTCCGGTCAGTGCAGGACTGTTTAATGGCGCTTTCTTGTTCATTTCATCCATTACCGTCTTAACGGCTTTTGGTGTTGCGGCGAGCGTTTCAGACGTGCTGTTAGTCGCACTACTGAGCTGAACAAGGCCTTTTCGCGCGGTGGTGGCGTCCTGTGCGGTATATTTCCCGTTAGCAAGGTTATATGCGGCCTTAACCGCTTTCGGCGTTGCGGCCAGTGTTTCAGACGTGCTGTTGGTCGCATTGCTTAACTGAGTAAAACCTTTTGCGGTCAGCGAGGCATCCGGGTGACGTCGTGACTGTTCATGCTCTGCAATTTTGTCATCAACGTAATCCTGCGTCGCCATCACCGTTGTGGTGTCAATGGTCAGCTCCACTGAGGCCACACTGCTGACGATGATGACCATGCGGCAGGTCTGCGAACGCCCTGAGCCTTCGGCAAGGGTAGGTTTATAACTTTCGGCCATGTTCGCCACGGCAATTAACGTTCCCGCATCATCGTACAGGCCAAGCTCTCGCATCCAGAAACCGCCCACCTCCGGCGGAATAACCAGCTCTGCGATAATATAATTACTGTTTCGTTTGTCCTGGCTGATTTTGTTCAGCGCATGTCGCCAGACTTCGTGGATAAGCCCGGTCTGTCCGGCATCCGGGACAGGCAATTTACCACCGCCATCCCCGACGGCCATCGTGGTAATGTTGACCTTCCGCCCTCCCGGCGCGGTTGCCGCTGCCAGCTTTACTGCACCGGCAGTGGTGATAACGGTTTTGAATTTTGTGCTCATTATTCCTCACTTATCCGGGGTAAACCGTAATTATATCGCCGTCATAAGCCACACCACCGGCGAACAGGTAGCCGGGAATGTCCCGGGTAATGTTCAGGCCAATAAGGTGGCGGCTTGCAGGTTTGGCATCAGCAATCAGCCGTTCCATTTCCTGATACATTGCCTCTGTGATACCGCTTTCCAGTACACCAATATCAAGCCGGAAGGTGCCTGGCGGGTCACTGTTTTCCCACCACTCCGTCACGTTAATGAGATAGCCGAGCGGCTCCACCACACGCCGGATTGCGCCGATAGTGCCTTTATGACAGTGGATGAAATAGGCATCGCGGATAACGGCACGTTTGGTCGCTTCCGGCCACTTTTCATCCCACCTGTCGACCGAAAACGCCCACGCCAGCCACGGCAGCAGATTTGCCGGGCAGGTGTCCGGGTTCCACAGTTCACGAATCCTGACCGGCGTTTTTTCAATTTCCGCACAGGCTTTTGCGGCGGCAACTTCAAGCGGTGATGAGCCGGTCGGCAGCAGTCGCGAATCACTCATCCGAGCCTCCGGTCACGACGCGGTATTCAGTACAGAAAGACGCCTGCGTACTGTTGAGCACAATGTCGGCCAGTGGTGCGGCCAGCTCGACACGCTGCACGCCTTCCACATGCAAAGCGGCATAAATGGCAGACAGACGGATGTCGCGCCCCAGCCGGTGCTGTGCCGTGATATACGCTTCCAGCTTTTTCACAGCGGCAGCGCGAATGGGTTCGCTTTCGGGACCAGGGTAAAGGTAAAGCGTGGCGTTTATCTGATATTCAACGATGGCGGCAGACTGCACGGTCACGCGGTCGGCCACCGGCCTGACGTCCTCACCATTAAGGGCGTTACGCACCACAGCCAGCAGGTCTTCGGATGCGACGCCGTTATTTTCACGTGACAGCACAGAGATGGTGACACAGGCAGGAGACGGACTGGTGACAGAAATATCGGCGACACGCCCGTCAGCACTGCGACCATGATACTGATAGGCTCCCACTGACCCGGCGACGCTTAAACCTTCAAACGCCTGCTGAATACGCAGACGATAATCGGTGTCAGATTCCATCACGGCCGGTGTCGGCGGGAGGGTCGAATCATCTGCCGGGGTGATAATCAGGCGTGTGGTGTTGTAATTGGCACCAATCACATCAAGGTCATTACCGGCGGCACAGGCCAGCATCACCGCCCGTGCAGCCTCATTCACACGCTGACGCCAGATAAGCTCACGATAAGCATTTTCCTCCAGCAGTTTGACGAGAGGCTCGGATTCCAGCGTCAGGGTACGGGCGACCGCCTCCTGCTGGTCTTCCGGGTAAAGGGAAATCAGTGTCGCCTTGCGTTCGGCGAGAATGGTTTCAAAGTCCAGCTCCTCGACCACATCCGGTGCGGGTAGCTGGTTCAGGTCGATAATCGGCATGATTTCAACTCACAGGGATGGTTAACGAAAGTGGCTGGCCGGTA